GGAAAATGTTACAATTTGAACCAGCGGTTGCAAAGGCTTTATTTAGTGGTAATTCAGCAAGTGAAATAACAATGTCAAAAGAGAAACACGTTTGTTTAGCTGAAAAAAAAAATAAAAAAAAAAGTGAAACTGATTTAATCGCTGATGAGTTAATTAATTTAGGTGAAGAAATTAACGGCGAAGAATGGGAGTTGATTGATGAGGTTGCAATGAGTGGAGAGCCTACATTTGGAGAGCTTGAATTAAAACTTGCTAAAGTACCGAGTTCATTTCCAAATGTAACAAGTGAACAAGATACAAGCCTTTTTAAAATTCGTTATCAATACGCTGGAGATGGAGAAGGTCAAAGAGAATTTTGTAATAAAATGATTTCAGCTAATAAAGTTTATCGTAAAGAAGATATAGAGTTGGCCGGTAGTAAAGTAGTAAATAAAGGATTTGGGCCAGAAGGAGCGGACACTTATAACATTTGGTTATACAAAGGCGGAGTGAATTGCAAGCATTTTTGGATGCGTAAAATATATTTAAGAAAAGGCAATAATTCACTTTCGGTAAACGAGGCACGAAAAATGATTTTAGCACTTGACCCAAAAGATAGAAAGGATGCTAAATGGCAAGAGAATGACCCTTTAGTAGCACAACCAGCACAAGCAAACAATAACTATTTTAGACTAAAATAATGATAGTACTTTTAAAAGATAATGAAATAACAGAAAACACTCCATTAGGTGGTAATATCGATGTAGATAGATTGCGTCAATGCATTTTAGACGCTCAAATTACAAGGTTAGAAGAATTGTTAGGAGAGGATTTATACGATAAGATTTGCAACGAGTACGATGCTGAAACTTTAGAAGGGGATTACTTAACGCTTTACGAAAATTATATTAAACCTTTTTTAATTCGTCAAGGTGCTTTGGAGTTTTTAAAGATAGGAGCTTTTACAATTGGAAATAATGGTATTGCTTTACCCACTCCTGCTAATACTTCGGCAATAGATAGTAAAATGTTGTCAAATTTAGTAAGCGAAATGCGTGCCAAAGCTGATATGTTTGCAGAGCGTATGTATAGATGGCTTTGTAAAAAGAATTTACCCGAGTGGCGTTGTAGTAGTGATAACGTTGTAAATCCTAACAAGCCAAGTTTTGGTAGTTGGTTTTTAACAAACGAGTTTATAGATGAAGATTTATATGTAAGACAAAAATTAAACAAACAATAATATTATGAAACACAAAGATTATTTTAACGGAGCAAATCAAGGATTAGCTTCTTTTGGTCAATTTGGATTAAGAGTTTTAAACGCAGTTGCAGCGGTCGAAGGCGAAACTTTTGTTGCTATACAAGTTTTAACAGATGCAGTTATTACTTCAAAATTAAAACCATATCCAACACCTGATAGCGAAATTGTAGGTGATACTGATATTGCAAGTTTAGCACTTACGGCTGGAACAATTGTATATGGTAGATTTTACGATTTGGATGTTGAAAGCGGGAAAGTAATAGCTTATAAAGGATAGTTATGTTAGGATTAGGTAATAGTTTAATACATAATAATAGGATAAAAAGAGGCGGAGGTATTGCACCTTCAAACACCATTGCACCTGTTGTAAGTGGAACTAATACTGTTGGTAGTTTATTAACAACTACTAATGGAAGTTGGAGCGGAAGTTTGCCTATTACTTATACCTATCAATGGTTAAGAAATGGTAGTAATATTAGCGGTGCGACTTCATCTACTTATACTTTAGTAACTGCCGATACTTCAACTTTAGTATCTTGTAAAGTTACCGCTACTAATTTAGTAGGTAGTGCAAATGCGACTTCTAATAGTTTAACAATTTACGAAAGTGAATATAAAGCTATTTTAGACTATGCAACAACTAATAGCTATACTTTACCAAGTACTGCGCAAAGACTAAAACAAAATACTTTATTGAGTAGTTTGAAAAGCGCTGGAGTATGGAGTAAACTTGACACGTTTACAAATTTTGCTACTGATGGAAGTAGTGCTTTTGCTTTAATAGATTGGAAAAGATTAACGCAATATACTGCTGTTAACTCTCCAACTTTTACAGCTAATGAAGGATTTATGGGTAATGGTACAAGTAGCTATATTGATACTAATTTCAATCCAAGTACTCAAAGTACTAACTACGTCACTAATGACGCATCAAGATATATGTACGTTTTTAATGGTGTTTTAGCTAATAGATTAGACGGAAATGGTATTGACACAAACAATATACGTTTAGGAAGTTATAACACAAATAAAATTAATTCAGGAGCAATTAATTTATTAAGCAGTGCTTTCAACTATACTACGACTAAAGGAATGAAATCTATTCATCGTACAAGTTCAACTAACGTTACTTTGTATAACTCAGCAGTAGGAGAAAATAGAACATTATTGTCAACAGGATTGCCTAATGCAAATCAGTGGATTTTAAGAATTGGCGGAAATTATGCAAATTCTGAAATATCTGCTTACGCAATGGGTTCTAATCTTATAACAGAAAATACAGCTTTTGTAAACGCTTTTGATACTTATTTAAACTCTTTATAATATGTTAGTACTACACCCAAACACAGAGCAATATAGCGCATTGAATGGTTATAAAAATAATTCAAGCGAATTACTATTTGTCAAAGATGGTAGTGATAGATGGATAGTTGGATTAGAGGTCTTAAACGATTCTAACTTTTCAGAAATTCACGACCAACTTAACGAATTAGAACGAATAGAATACACGCAAACAAATGAGTAGAAAAGAACAAATAGACTTATTCCTATCAAAATGGGTAAGTAGAAAATTAACGGTTTTTGTAGTAGCGTCTGCTGGTTTATTTGGTGGCGTTATTACTTCAACTGATTGGGTAATTATTGCGACATCTTACATAGCAATAGAAGGAGCAACGAATATTGTAGAACGTTTAATGAAAGCAAAAAATGTCAATTAACGATTTGAAACTTTACGCACTAAATTCACTAACAATGGCAATTAGCTTTTCAAATGTAGAGGCTACTTTAAAAATATTATTACTTTGTGTTTCTATTGTTTACACAATTATGAAAACTATTGAATTAATTAAAAATAAAAAAGATGGCAAAAATAACACAGAATTTTAGTCTTGAGGAATTTAAATGTAAAGATGGCGGAGATATTCCAAACATCGCACTTTTAAACATTACCGAACTTGCACGCAATTTAGAAGTATTACGTACTGCAATAAATAAACCTATTGCAATAACAAGTGGTTACAGAAGTCCTAAATATAACGCTAAAATAGGCGGTGTAAAAGACAGCCAACATTTGAGAGGTACTGCTGCGGATATTAAAGTAAAAGGAATGACACCTAAAGAAGTTGCTTTAGTAATTGAAGGACTTATTGAAAGCGGGAAAATGAAAGAGGGCGGTATAGGTGTTTACCCTACTTTCACGCATTACGACCATAGAGGAAGAAAAGCACGTTGGTAAATTATTGGTGTAATCAGGAATAAATACTGACAAGTATAACATATTTGCATAAGCATCTGACAAGGGTTTGAATCCCTTATAATTAACCAACTATTATGATAATAACAAAAAAAGCTCACAATTTTCATAGATATACTTTTGAAAATAATAAAACTTTTGAATTCTTACTTACTTCCGATTGGCACTTTGACAATCCGAAAGCAAATAGAAAACTTTTATTTGAACACCTTGACGAGGCTAAAAAAAGAAACGCTAAAATAATTATTAACGGTGATATGCTTTGTTTAATGCAAGGGAAGTATGACCCACGAAAAGCAAAGAACGCAATACGACCTGAACATAACGGAAATGATTATTTAGATTTGGTAATTAATGACACCGCTTTAAAAATGATTCCGTATGCTGAAAATATACTACAAATTAATACAGGCAACCACGAGAGTAGTGTTTCAGAAAGAGCCGAAACTAATATTTTAATGCGTTTAGTTGAAAGAATAAACACTATTGCAAAAACTGATATTCAATTAGGGGCCTATATGGGCTATATTAACCTAACTTTTAAATATGGTACTTCTAATTTTCCATGTAATATTGCTTATGACCATGGTCATTGGGGCGGAGTTATTACAAAGGGTGCTTTAGCGGTTAGTAGACACGCTTCTATTTTTCCTGATGCTGATGTTATAATGTCAGGGCATACTCACGATGGATGGATAATGACGCATAACAGATATATAATGAATCAATTTAAAGGGATTGTAGAAGTTAAAAAACAATGGCACGTTAAAACGGGAACTTATAAAGAGGAGTTTGATAGCGGTCAAGGTTGGGCAGTTGAAAAAATAGGAATGCCGAAACATTTGGGAAGCTGTTGGATGAAAGTATATGTAAAAAAAAGCGGGTTAGAATATGAATTCACATTAACACGATAAAAAAAATGAAACAAATTAACCTATACAATTTTATTAAGCAATTAAACATTTGGTTTGTCGCTTTTGTGGTACTTTTAGTATTTATGCTTTTTAGAGGTTGCGAAAGTCATGCACCTAAATTAGTCTATAAAGAAGTAAAAGTAAAAAATGATTCCATAGATAAAGAAGTAATTGCTAAATATAGGGACACAATAGCGTTTTTAGATATTCAAAATCAAAAGAAATCAATTGAACTACAAAGACTATACAAAAATAAAAATAACGCCTTAAAACGAGTAAATCCAAAAGTTGTTTTAAAATATAAAGATAGTTTACAAATTGCTTTGCGCTTAGTTGATTGCGACTATGTGGATAGTATGTATGTTGTTACTACTGAAATGTTAGGAAATGAAAAAACTGCCGGCATTTTTAAAGATAGTATTATAGGACAATTTGAAGTAAAAGAGAAAAATTTAATTGAACTTGCAAAGGAACAGGAACGCTATATAAAAAAGCAACAGCGCATAAGTAAATCACTTAAATACGCTGTGCCTTTCGCTGTGGTGTTTGGTTTAGTTGTGGGTAGTGCTTTATAGTTTATTAAAAACAAAATTTTCAAAGAATAAGATTTGCTGTTCAGCTCTTTTTATCAATGCTCTATTATGCCTTAATCCTCTTTTTAAATTCTGTAAATTTTCGCAACTCGGGTCATTTAAAATAATTCTATTAATTCGATTTATTTTTTGCGTTTTCCTTGTTATATAACATTGCAAGGATTTTATAATAATTGTTTTATCCATAATTAGTCATTTTTTGTTTTCATTAAATGTAATTATTATTTTATTTTTACCTATTTTTTAAACATGAATTTTGTCTTTATACATTGCTTCAAATCTTACTTTATCATCAATGCATTTTTCTCTATAACCTGATTCATCTGATTGGTGTGCTAATATTAAAACGAACACTATACCTAAAATTATCAATATTCCCATGTTATTTGTTTTTTAAAATTTCATTTTCATACTTTAATTTTGCATTTTCTTCTTTTAATTTAATTACAATTTTCTCTATCTCTAAAAGTTTTTTTAATAATTCTTTCATGTTATTTTTTTTTATAAGTTAACCATTTGTAAAAAATAAATTGCACAAAAATCATAATGCAACTCCAAAATATAATTTCTATCATAATATTTCAATTTCTTGTTTTACTTCTCGCCAATAATTTACCCAATAAATATTAAAATCATCAGAATCAATCATAAAATCTTGTATTTCATCAACTGCTATTAATGCGCATCGTTTGGCATTAATTAATATTTTTTCTCTTTGTGTAAAACAATCATCTTCTTGATAGTCTACAAAATCTTCAAACTTATCTATAAGTTCAATTGCTTTTAATTTTGGTTCCATAATTTATAATTTTTTGATTTCGTTTTTAACTTCTTGCCAATATTCAAATTGCGGGCTTGGATATATAAAATCATCTTCTCCTATGTATTTTAATATTTCATCAACTGCTATTAATGCGCATTGTTTTGCTTTATGTTCGTTTATTCCACAACCTTCATAATCTAAAACATTTAATCTAAAATTGTCTACTAACTCTTTTGCTTTTAATTTTGGTTCCATCTTAATTTTTATTTTTAAAAAGGGCAATACTCTGCCTTTGGTTTCAAAATTTCATGTTTTTCACGCTCTAATTTTTCTGCAATTGCATCTCTTACAAAGTCGCAAACTCTTACATTATAATTTTCTAACTTTTTTAAAGTATTATATTGAACTTCTGTTAGCTTAATTACTTTACTTTTTGTATATTTAATAGGCTTTGACATAGATAAGTAATACTTTTATTGAGGTTAGCGACAAGTTGAGCAAAATGCCCGAAGGCATCTCGCTCAATAGGCGGGCACTTCGCTCAACTCGACGCTTGAAAAAATCTCAAGCGACTTCGTCAAGCGCCCGCCTATTATAAAACATTGCCCTTATAAATAGTTTCCCACCACCATTTGTCAAAGTCTTTTTCGTCAAGCTCTCGTGCCTTCATTCTAATTTCGTCAGATTCGGGCAACAATTTTATAACACCAGTTTGTTGCAATTGCAAGGATTGGTATTCTGTCAGCAATGTTTCTATTAAATCGGCAACTCCACTATCCATAAAGTCGTTATTACTTATTCCTTTTTCTTTTAAAAATTGTTTAGTATCCATAATTTTTGTAATGTTTAGTTAATAATCTTTGCAACTGCAACAAGCTGGAGAACGTTACAAGATATTTTTCACAACTACTTCGTTAATTTCATATTCTCCCAAAACAGTTCCTATAAAACATTTTTTATTTTTTTCAATAAATCTAAATTTAAAATACAAAATAGAACCTTTATCGGTAATTGTAAGTTCTTTAACTAATAGTAAATTATCTTTCTTTCTTGTAACCTTTAAACACTCCCAATGTTTAGCATCATAATTTCCAGGGAACGCACCTATTCCATCTTGTTTAGGCGGTTTTTCTCGAATCAACATTGTTCTGTTAAAAACTTCCTCAATTTCAAAATCTAAAACATCTTGTAACAGTGGTTTTGACTTATTGCCACATTCGGCTTCATTCGATGTTGGTTTTGTACTTTCCATTTTTAGTGTTTAATTTAAAGTTGGTCTTGTATTTTCGGCAACATACGTGTAGTTGCTCAACGTTACTATTTACTATAATCTAATTCAACTTTACAGCCATTTTCTTCAAACTCTAATTTTACTTTTAATAATTTAGCGTATGTAATAGCCGGTGCCATTGGATTTTTACTTTTAATCTGTAACGCTAATTTTGAAGGCGTTACTCCTACCATTTTAGCAAAGGTGTTATTATTCTTTGCGGTTTCCGAAATCAATTTTTGTAGTATGTTCATAATGTTATTTGTTAAATGTTTCATTGTAATATTGTTCGGATACATCTTTAAAAGATTTATCATTTGTATAATTTTTATTATAAACTTTACAAGCAAAATCAATAAGTTGTTTCTTTTCTATTTCTTTGGCTTTATAAAAAAGATTGTGTTTCATTGTTATAAAATCTCTTTGTGAAATTTCTTTTGCTTCATATTTTTCAATTAATAAATTAATTTCTATTTCATACCATTCTACTGCTGTTTGTTTCATATCTTATAATTTTATTTATGCAAATATATACAAATATTTTAAATAAAAAAATATAAAATAATTTTTTTTATAACTTTTTTCGTTTTACATTTGCCCTATCAAAATATTTAAAACATGAAAACAATTATCTTTTTATCAGTTGCAACTATCGGAATGAGTACCGATAATTTTATTGTAATGACAGGCGCATTAATTGTATGCGGAATATTAATCTTTAAAACTAAAAAATAATTATGAGAACACTTTGGGAACGATTATCAGAAGAAAATCAATTAATTTTATTAGAGAATCAAAAAGAATATCCTACTTTGTATAGTAGTATTGTTTCAAACCTTAAAAATACTTATGGCTGGCATAATTTAAGCGTGTCTGACGCACATCATTTAGTTCATGACTTAACCAAGTATGATAAAGATTTTATTACAATTTTAGACGAACTTTTTAGAAATTAAACAATTATGAGAACACTTTGGAAAAAATTAAATAAGGAAAACAGATCTAAACTAAAATCTTGCCCTTACAGTTTTACAGCTAAAAAACTAATATGCGAATTGAAAAGTGAAGTCGCTTGGACTAACTTAAGATTTGAAAGCGTTATCTTTTTAATGCAAGAAACAACAGGAGAACCAACAACTATTGAAAACGTAGATAATTTATTTAATGATGAAAAAATTTAAAATATATTACTGGCGCCATAAAAACGATGATTGTATAGATTGCGAAAAGATAATAGAAGCGGCGTCTTTTGATGAAGCATTTGCAAGATTTAGACATAATAACCCATTTGTAAAAATAAGAGAAATAAAAGAAATAATATGAAAATAATAAAATTAACTTACTTAGATAGATTTAAACAAATTTTTAGAACACCTAAAAAAGTTATTATCGAAAAAACAAACACTAATTTAATAATTGAAACACAAATTTATAAAGACAAAAAAACAATTAAAGTATATGGAAATTAAACTAATAAACGAAGTTTGGTTTGTGAATAATAAACCGCTTACAGACTTAACATCAAATGAAATATTATTATTGGATCAGTTTTTTGAAGAAATGAAAAATAGTTTAAAATTATGACACCAATTGAACAAAAAGAATACATTATCAAAAGAATATATTTAATTGATAATATTCAAATGAGTGATGAACTTTTTAAAATTAAATCAGAACAATTTGCTAAATATTTAATAGATAAGTATGGCTTTGAACTTGTTAGTAATTTAAGTTTATTAGCTGATTTTAATAAATATTTTTGGCAATTCAAATATGTAAATAAACTATGACATTAAAACAAGGAAAAGCTAAAATAATTTTTGAACATATTAAAAAACAAAATGGAAACTAAAGAAATGACACAACAAGAATATTTAGAAGTAATATTCAATACAGCATTAGCGAAAAGCATTTTAGCTAATCAGTACGCTTTACATTGCAACGAAATACTCAAGCATAGTAAATACTACAAAGGGCGTTTAAAAGAGGTTTTAAGGCCTTGTATTAACATATTAATCAATGCAGAGCGTAAAGAGTTTGAAAAGATGGATGAAGTAGATACGCAAAGAGTAGATGAAATATTTAAAAGTATGGAAAATCTTTTTGAAACGATGAGCAAAAGAGTTTTAACAGATTATCATCAAATGGATTTAATACTAAAAGAGTATGCTAAAAGGCCCGAAGAAGTAATGAAAATTTTAAAATTAGAATAATGGAATTTTATACAGTTGAATTTATAGCTAATAAAGCTCAAAAGCATAGAAGTTCGATAAACAAAATAATTAATAAGTTAGGTATAAAAGAGGTGCATAAACAAAATATAGGAAAGGCACGAATCCCATACTACTCAAAAGAACAAATGGATTTAATTTTGGATAGTAACGGATATCAAAGAAAAATGCACACTACTATTATTGAGAAAACAATTATTGAAACTTACCACATTTACGAATCTAAAATGAATTACGATGACACCATTTGAAATAAAAGAATTTTACGGCATAGACATAACAACAAATAAACGTGATAAATTGTTTATTTATTTAAGAGCTATTTATACAAAAGAAAACATTGAAAATATGAGTATTGTAGAAATAGCTAAAAATATTAAAAAAGATAGGAGCAGTGTATTTTATATTTTAAGAACTTACAATAGTTATAAAGATGATATTTATTTTAAATTGATTTTAGAATGCTATCAAAATAAAGATAAGTCTTTACTTCAAAAATCAAATGAATTTTTAGAAGCTAAAATCAAAGAAATAAACGATTATAACGCATCAAGAGTAAAAGTAAAAAGATTATCAAAACCCAACATTGTAACAATAAGTAAAAATAAAATAGATGAAATAAAGCCAATAATTAAAAAGCCTCACATTTTAGAAGTGGCAACTAATTTAAGAAAAAAAAGAACTTATTTAAACGATAAAGTTTATACAAAATGGACTAACGAAGATTTTAAAGAATATGAGCAAATTATCCAAACGTAAAACAATAGTTGCAGTAGGTAAAAGAATACCGACAGCTTACGAAATCCAAAAAGATAGTAGATTGAAAGCTATTGAAGTGGCTGAAAATACACCCGATGAAATAAAAAATAAAAAAATTAAATACTTATTGAAATAAATTTATATATTTGTACTCAACAAAGCGGATATAGTGTCCGCTATTTTTAACCTTAATAACGTAAAAAATTTTACACATGGAACAAAAACTTAAATTACTTCTTTTGAAGTACGAAAAAAAAGAACTAGCTGAAAAATTAGGAATCAGCAGACCTACTTTAGACAGTAGATTAAAAAAAGGAACTTGGAAAAAATTAGAAATTGAAAAAATAAATAAGTTATGACAGAATATGAAAAATTTTTAGACACTAAGAAAAAAACATTTATCGAAAGTGGATTCGATATTGAAGAAAATAACCTTAATTCAAACTTATTTGACTTTCAAAAGTACGCAGTTAAAACGGCTTTAAGAAAAGGTAAATTTGCTTTATTCTTTGATTGTGGTTTAGGTAAAACTTTAATGCAGTTAAGTTGGTCAGAAGCTGTATTTAATGAAACTAAAAAGAAAGTATTAGTTTTAGCACCTTTAGCGGTTGTAGAGCAAACAAAAGATGAAGCTATAAAGTTTGGTATTTCTTTAGATAGTTTTGATATTACAAATTACGACCAGTTAAAAAATATTGAAAATATCAATCAATATGCTGGAGTTGTTTTAGATGAAAGCTCTATTTTAAAAGGTAGAGATGGTAAATTGTCAAGTCTTATTATATCGAGTTTTAAAAATACACCTTATAAATTAGCTTGTACCGCTACACCATCACCAAACGACCATATGGAATTAGGGCAACATTCTGAATTTTTAGGAGCTATGAGTTATTTAGAAATGTTAGCGATGTTCTTTGTTCATGATGGAGGAGAAACTTCAAAATGGAGATTAAGAAAGCACGCAAAAGACCCATTCTGGAAATATGTTTGTACATGGTCAATGGCTTGTGATAAACCTGATACATTAGGATTTTCACATCAAGGATATGATTTACCTGAAATTGAATTTATAGAGCATATTATTCCTGTTGAAAATAATACAGAAACTTTATTCGGAGATGTTGCGGTTAGTGCTACTGATTTACACAAAGATTTAAAACGTTCTTTTGATTTAAGAATTGAAAAAACAAAAGAGCTTGTTAATAATTCAGATGAGCAATGGTTAATATGGACTTTAAAAAATGATGAAGCGGAAGTATTAAAAAAACAATTAAAAAATAGTATTAATGTTCAAGGTTCTGATAGTCCAGAATATAAAGCTAAATACCTAAACGGATTTGCTAAAAATGAATTTCAAAATTTAATTACAAAAACAAGTATTGCATCTTTTGGAATGAATTATCAAAACTGTTGCAATATGGTTTTTACTTCTTATGATTTTAAATTTGAGGCATTTTATCAAGCCGTTAGGCGTTCGTATAGATTTGGTCAAAATAAAAAAGTTAAAGTTCATATTTTAGTTCCTGAAAGTCAAACTAATGTAAGAAGTACTATTTTAGAAAAACAACAAAGACATTTTGAAATGATACAAGAAATGTCAAAATACTCAAGTGAAGCAGATTATAAAAGTGCAAAATCAAAAGTTATGATAAATAAAAAAGAAATTAAAACAGATAATTATCATTTATTAAATGGTGATTGCGTTCAAGAAAGTAAAAAGTTACAAGATAATTCAGCTGATTTAGTTGTTTTTAGTCCGCCTTTTGCCGAGTTATACGTTTATTCAGACAAAGAAGAGGACATGGGTAATGTTAGCGATTATAAGCAATTTGAACAACATTTTAAATATCTTATTCCTGAGTTAAAAAGAGTTCTTAAAAGTGGGCGTATTTGTGCAGTTCATTGTATGGATTTACCAATTCAAAAAGGTAAAGAAGGTTATATTGGTTTGCGTGATTTTAGCGGAATGTTAATTGATTGGTTTCAAAGTGAGGGTTTTATTTATCATTCAAGGGTTACAATTTGGAAAAATCCTGTAACTGAAATGCAAAGAACAAAAGCACTTGGTTTACTTCATAAAACTATTAAAAAAGATAGTTCAATGACAAGGGTAGGTATTCCGGATTATGTTTTATTTTTTAGAAACGAAGGAGAAAATGAAACACCAATAACTCATCAAGATAAAGACGCAAGCAAAAGAGATTATTTACCAGTTGATTTGTGGCAAAAATATGCAAGTCCTGTTTGGTATGACATTGATTATTCAAGAACCTTACAATATAGAAGTGGTAGAGATGGAAATGATGAAAAGCATATTTGCCCTTTGCAATTAGATACTATTGAAAGAGTAATACATTTATATTCAAATGAAAATGAAACAGTTTTTAGTCCTTTTGGTGGGATTGGTAGCGAGGGGTTTTGTGCTTTAAAAATGAATCGTAAAAGTATATCAATTGAATTAAAAGAATCTTACTTTGCTCTTAATTCAAAAAACCATAAAGATTGCGTTGAAGAAATGAATGCAACTTTAACTTTATTTTAATTAACAAAAAGATAAGATAATATTAATTACGTGATTTGATTTTATATAACTTATCTTTAAAACCTCACGATGTATAGGCTAATCGTTTTTTAAAATGAAACAAACACCACTACAAAGAATACTCAAAATACTTGACTACTAGCTAAAAGAGGTCATAATTCGGAAAAAATAAATGAACTTTATTTAAAAATATTAAAACATGGAAAATACTAAAATCTTCTTTACAAGTTTCTCACAAATAGGACTTGTTGCAATAAATACCGTATTAATAGCAAAAGGCTTTGTTTTAGGCATTTTCTTAGCAAGCTTTACAATTAGCCTACTTTGGTCTTATAACGTTTCACGTGTGGCGTTATCTGATACCAAAAGAAAACTAATATATTCATTTGGTGCCGGCTTTGGTTCAATTGCTGGATATTACTTAATTAATATTTTTTTATAAAAAAAAGTATAAAAAATTTGTATATTAAAAAAATAGTGTTATATTTGTACTCAGATAACAACAAATAAAAATACAAATTATGGCAACTTTAACAAACCAATTTTTAAGAGAACAAAAAGTAAACGGAAACTTTCAAAGAGTAGTAATGTATTGCGGAACAGAACATCTTATTGACAACGTAACTGATAAAAACATTATGCTAAAACAATGTTCTAAAGAAAACAGAGGTAATTGTGGTAGATTTAACAGTGGTAGATATAGATTGCCAAATAATGAAACTTCAACTGAATGGTATTTTGAAAACAGGGTTATTAAATAATCCTGTTTTAACTTAAAAATCCCACAGTATTCGTACAGGGTTGACAAGCTGGAAAGACAGCTATTTTTTACAAAATTTAAAACTTAAAAAACATGGGAAAATCTAAACAATTATTCGAGTTAATGGCTCAACAGGAGTTAAACACTAACAACTTCTTACCAAGTAAGAAGGAATTACAACTTTCCGCAAAGAAATTCACAACCGATTTATTAGACGCTGGCGAAGTTGACAAAATGGAATTATTCGCACAGGCTATTAGATTAAACGAGGTTTTATCAATCGTTACTGATGAGCTTAAAAGTAGCTTACCAAGTGAAAATTTTGAATCGTTCGGTATCAAAGGAACTTATCGCAATGGCGGAAGTACTCCTAACTATTCAGAGGATGAAAAATGGCAACATCTAAAGAACGCTTTAACCGACAGAGAAATGCTTTTAAAAGTAGCTCAAAAGTCAAATGAAACTATCTTTGATGGCGAAGGGTGTGAAGTTCCAAAAGTTAGCGAGAATATTCGCAAAAGTTCTTTGAGTATATCGTTTTAATTCTTATCTTTGAAAATCTTAATTAATTAAATATCTTATCTTTATGAAACAAATTGCAACAGCTTTATTAAAAGCACAATCTGAAATGAGTAATCCTAAAAAGGGTGCTACAAATCCATTCTTTAAATCAAAATACGCTGATTTAAACGCAATACGTGAGGCAGTTATACCTACGTTAAACGAAAACGGAATTAGTGTACTACAACCAATTGTACACGTTGAAGGAAAAAACTTTGTAAAAACTATTTTACTTCACGAATCTGGCGAGTTAATGGACTCGCTTACTGAAATTATCTACAATAAACAAAACGATGCACAGGCACAAGGTAGCGGAATAAGCTACGCAAGACGTTACGCATTGCAATCTTTTGTTTGCGTAGGTGCAGATGACGACGATGGACAAAAAGCAGTACAAAACAAACCAAACGCAACAACTGAAATTTTACTTAAGGCAAAACAAGGTGGCTTTTCATTGGAACAAATTAAATCTAAATATACAATTACAACACAACAACAACAAGAATTTATTAATCTTTAATTTTATTTATTATGGCAACAAGTTTTTATGGATCAATTGACTTTTCTAAATTATTAGAACAAGCGAAATCAGGTAACAAAGCGTTTACAAAAAACGAAAATGGTAAAATCTATTTAAACGTAAGAGTTTATGTTAACGATGAGGTGGATAAGTACGGCAACTGTGCATCTTTCCAAAGCAATTTTAAAGGCGCTACAAAGGAAGATAAGTTTTACTTTGGTAATCTTAAGGAATCAACTCCGTTAGAAATGCCAGTTGTAGAAGCGGACATTGTAGATGCTGATTCATTACCTTTTTAATGTTAAAAAAACCGCTAAAATAAATTAGCGGTTTTATTTTTTGTATTGTTTTTTTTGTATATTTGCATAAGTAATCTCTCACTTACAACGGAAAATATTGGTGTAAAAACCACCCGACAAACCCGATAGAGTGTGAGAGCCTATCGGGTTTTGTCATTTAATAAATTAAATTAAAGTAAAAATGAAACATTCAATTGTAAAAGAATTGTACAGTTGTACAAGCGTATTAAGTATTTTTGAAAAAGAAAATAAAGCTGAAATACTTATTGAACAATTTTCTAATTCTAACGGTAAATTAGAAATTGAAACTAAATTTGTATTATCCAAAGAAGAATTACATTCATTTATTGGAACATTACTACACGTTCAATCTAAATTAAGAAAGTAATGGCAAGACCGGAAAGAAACAACGTAGACTATTTTCCTTTTATGTGTGAAGATGGTAATAAAATGTTTTATATAGAAGAAACATACGGAAATGATGGTTTTGCTACATTTTTAAAATTACTTCGTGAATTAGCAAAAACTAATTATCATTATTTAGATTTATCAAAACCTACTACACAAATGTTTTTAAGTGCGAAATGTAAAGTAAGTAAAGATGTTTTAATATCAATTATTAATGACTTGGTAGAACTTGGTAAATTTGATTTTGTTTTATGGAATGAAAATAAAATAATATGGTGTCAAGATTTTATTGATAGCATACAAGATGCTTATAATAAGAGAAATAATAAATGTATAACTTATGATGGTTTACTATTACTTTTATGTAGTTTAGGGATACGTAAACCTATTAAAGGTACGAGTACAGTACACGTAAACACACAAAGTAAAGTAAACAATAGTAAAGTAAATGAAAATAAAGAAAATATATACCGTTCTTTTATTCATTTATCTATTTCAATTGATGAGGTAGAAAAATTAAAAATTGATTACGATATTAAAACTATTGATTCTGTTTTGGATAGTATTGAAAATTACAAGGATAATAAAAAATATAAATCTTTATACTTGACAGCTAAAAAATGGTTAGAAAAAGAACCAAAAAAAGATAGTTTAACTTCTGGATATAGAAAACCTACTGGCGGTATTCGTGATTCAGGTTTAGCATTTTAATTATGGCAAATATACAAAATTGGGATTTACTTCAATTAAAGAAATCCAACGGAACTGAAAAATTAAAATGTCCTGTTTGCCATGACGGAAGAAAAAACAAGTCTGACAAAAGTCTTACTGTTTGGCATAACAGCGGAACGGCTAAGTGTTTTAATGATGGCTGCAATGCTTTATTTTTTCGTGATAGTGTAGAAAAATCAATTGTAAAAAACAATTATACATTACCAAGTCAAGAATGGAAAAATTACACTAAACTTTCTGATAAATTGGTTAAGTGGTGTGAAACTGAACGTAAAATAAATCAATACACTTTAAATCATTTTAACATTACAGAAGAAAAATATTATCAACCGAGTTTAAACAAAGAAGTTAGTAATGTTGTTTTCAACTATTTTGAAAGTGATACACTTGTAAATAAAAAATATCGTTCAGGAGATAAAAAATTCACACAATCTAAAAATGGTAAACCAATTTTTTACAATATAAATTCAATTATTGGAGAAGATGAAGCGTATATTGTAGAAGGAGAATTTGATGTACTTGCACTTTACGAAATAGGAATTAAAAATGCAATATCTATTCCAAATGGTGCAAACGATAATGATAACTACTGGTTAAATTCTGAAAAGTATTTAAAAGAAATAAAACGTTTTTATATTGCAACTGATAATGATGAAAGTGGAAACAATGTAGCTGAAAAGATAGCGCAACGTTTAGGGCGTTTTAGATGTGAAAGAGTTATATTTGATGGTAAAGATGCAAACGACGATTTAAAAAGCGGTGTTTTAAATAAATCAATTTACAATACAAAAAAATATCCTGTAAGCGGAACTTTTACAAGTGAAGATTTATATGATAAAATGATTGATTTATACGATGGTGGTTTACCAAATTGTTTAGAATTGAAAAATGAAAGCATGAAAGGATTAAACAACATTTTTAAATTAATGTTTGGTCATTTGTGTATTGGTACTGGTATACCTTCACATGGTAAATCAAACTTTACGGAATGGTTAGTTTTAAATTATGTTTTAGAAAACGATTTAAAAGCAAGTTTCTTTAGTCCAGAACATCAACCTATGGAATTACATTACTCAACATTTGTTCAAAAGGTTATTGGTAAAAATTATTTTTACGATGTGCAAGGAACTGAAAGAGTAAGCAAAGAAGAAATAAAACAATTTCATGAATGGGCAAACCAAAAAATATATTTAACAAGTCCAGAAGCTGGAGAGTTTGCAAATTGGGATTGGTTATTTGAAAAGTTTAAAGAGCAAATTATATCATTTGGAATTAATATATTTGTAGTTGATGCATGGAACAAAGTAGAATTTACAGGCAATAAAAGTGAACGTGAGAATATAGGTATTACACTTTCAAGGTTAACGCAATTTGCACAACAAAATAACGTTTTAATTATTGTAATTGCACACCCAACAAAGATGAAAAAGAATGATAAAGGTATTTATGAAAAGCCAAGCCTTTATGATGTTGCTGGTTCTGCTGACTTTAGAAATCAAACTCATGATGGATTTTGTATTTATAGATACTTTGGAGATGAAAATTATACTACTTTTACAAACTTAAAAACAAAATATTCTTTTCAGGGAGAAATAGGCAAAGAGTTAGAATTTAATTATCATATTCCTTCTGGTAGATATTATGAAGTAGATACAAAAATACAAACAAATAATTTACTTTTAAAAAACGAACCAATACAAGAAAAAGAAAATTTACCATTTATAAATCCAGTTGATGCTTTTGGAAATTCTTATGATGAAAATTCAGAAGTACCATTTTAAAATAACACTATGACAAACTTTGAAAAAACACTTGAAAATCTTACAAGCTACATACAAGAGTATGACGATGTAAGTTTAAACGATGGAGAAAATCTTAACTTCTTACTTCAAAAGATAAACACAACTTTATTCTATTTAGAAAGTGAACGTGCCATATTTAAAAAGAAATACGAAAATAGAATTTACGAACTTACAACTGATAAAAAAATGACAGTAGCACGTTCAATAAACTTTGCCGAAGTAGAGGTTCCCGAATTATATCTATTGCGTAGGATATTAGACAGCGGTTACAGATGTTCCGATAGCATACGAACACATATATCATTTTTAAAATCAGAAAAAAGAAATGCTTAAGATATACGAAAGGAAATGTTTAGTGTGCAAAGATAAGTTTACACCTAAAAACAGCACTCAAATAGTTTGCAGTCCATCTTGTGCAGTTGAGTATATGAAAAAGCAAAACGCTAAAAATTGGAAACAAGAAAAAAAAGAAATCAAAATAAAATTAATGTCAAAGTCTGATTACTTAAATATATTTCAGAAAGTTTTTAATACTTACATAAGACAAAGAGACAAACTTAAACCTTGCATTTCGTGTGGTAAACAATTAGGTAAAACTTTTCACGCTGGGCATTTCTTTTCTGTTGGAGCTTATCCAAATTTAAGATTTAATGAAAACAACGTACACGGCCAATGCGTAGAATGTAACCTACATAAACACGGAAACGTAAAAGAATACGATTTAAGACTTCAAAATGTTATAAGTGATAAAGAATATAAAGAACTATTAGAAATGCGACACAAACCACTTAAATTAAGCGTAGATGATGTAAAAGAACTTATTGCAATCTATAAACAAAAAATAAAAGAATTACAATGAAATTATTTTACATTGTTAAGGGTTCAAAGATATACACAGATTTAAGAAATCAAACTGCACCAAGTCAAAGACAATTCCGTTTAATCGGAGTAGTAAAAGAAACACGCAAGCCTTCAAAATGGGTTGATAAGTCAGAACATTGGCATTGGGTTTTAGAATATAGATACACAGACAAATCACATTTACAAGAAGGTTTTAATATCGAAATTGATTATTTTGATAATTTTTTTAGTTTTGAAAGAATAAATTTGTAAATTTGTTAAAAATAGCAACGTTCTTACAATGGCTTGTATTAATTCAGGTTTGGCTATTCCTGATTTATTTTAGAAAAAAATACAAAAATTACGTTATACTAATATGAAAGCAACAGTAAAAATATCTTTTAAAGATAAAGATTCAGGTTTACAATATAAACCAGGACAAACATTTGAAGCGTCATCTGAACGCATCAAAGAAATCAACAAAGCACTTAAAGGAGCTTTAGAAGTTTTAATTGAAGCAAATCCTGAACAATTAGATTTAGAAGTTGAGGTAGAAAAAGTTATTAAAAAAAGAGGTCGCTCTAAAAAAGATTAATGTTAAACGAGCTTGTAAAGTATCATAAAGATTTATTATCAATGGCAAAGAAATTTGATCATAATAACTCCGACGACCTTTTACAAGACACGTACATTAAACTTTACGAAACAGGTAAACAATTTCACGAAATAGATTTTGGTTATATTTATATCGTAATGCGTTCAATCTACATTAATAAAATCAGAAATACAAAAGAAATCCCAATCGATGACTTTAGCGTTTTTGAAATATCAAATGAAGATTACCAAGAGCAAAGAATTAATTTAAACAAACTTTCAAATGTTGAAAAGCAATTATACTACGCTTACTTTGGTAGAAAGATTACAAATGATAAAAACGAAATTATTGCAGAAATTGATGGTGCAAACCTTTCGAAATTATCACGTGAAACAGGGATACCTTACCGAACTATATACACACGATTTCAACGAATAAAATTAAAAATATGCAAGGACTTGGAGATGCAGTCAAAGTTGTAACTGATGCCTTAGGAATAGAGCAATGCGATAATTGTCAGAAAAGGCAAAGCAAATTAAATAGACTATTCCCTTTCAAAAAAGCACAAAAGCCAACCGAAGAAGATATGATATTTTTAAACGATGTTTTTAGTTGGTATAAAGGTTTACCTATCCCATCAGGAAAAGGTGAAGATATTGCAAATTGTGAGGATATTTGGATGCGCTTATTTAATGTTACTACTGCACCTTGCAAAAGTTGTGGTTCTACTTATCAAAATAACTACATGAAAGATTTAAAAAGATTATGGGAAAGCGAAAATACATAGAAACACCTGAAAAACTTTTAGAGTACTTTGAAGAATATAAAAAAGAAACTAAAAGCAATCCTATTCAAGTTCAAGACTATGTAGGAAAAGATGCCGATATGGTTTATAGAACTAAGGAAAGACCTTTAACAATTGATGGCTTTGAAGTGTGGTTATTTAAAAAAGGAATTATAAGCGATTTAAGCAACTATTTTGCTAATAGTGATAATAAGTACTCTGAATATTCAACTATCTGTTCACATATTAGAAAAGAAGTTCGTAGTGACCAAATAGAAGGCGGTATGGCTGGAATCTACAATCCATCTATTACACAGCGTTTAAATAACTTAGTTGAAAGACAAGAAAATACAATTGTAACTGAACAACCACTATTCCCAGATAAGTAATGTTTGTAAGAACAACGGTAATAAATAAGATATTAAATTTGACAAAATTTGTCAAAGGAATACAAGGAGGAACATCAGCGGGCAAGACCTTTGGTGTTCTTCCTGTTTTAATTGATATAGCTACTAAAAATAAACTTACTGAAATATCAGTTGTAGCGGAATCTATACCACATCTCAAACGTGGTGCAATGAAGGACTTTAAAAAGATAATGATTGAAACGGGGCGTTTTGTTGATAGCCGATGGAACGCAACCGATTTTAAATATACTTTCGCAAATGGTTCACAAATAGAATTTTTCAGTGCTGATAACGATTCAAAGTTAAGAGGTGCAAGACGTGACTATTTGTATATGAATGAATCAAATAACATGACCTTTCACGCTTATACTGAATTGGCATCACGTACAAAGAAAGGCGTTTATTTAGATTGGAATCCTGTCAATGAGTTTTGGTTTCACACCGAGTTGAAAGATGATAACGATGTTGATTTTATAATTGTTAATTATTTAGATAACGAGGCTTGCCCTGAATCAGCTCTTAACTTTATTTTAAAAGCAAAAGAAAAAGCAAAGACTTCTGCCTATTGGGAAAATTGGTACAATGTTTACGGACTTGGTTTAATAGGTAATTTAGAAGGAGTTATTTTTAATAATTGGCAAACTATTGATACAATACCAAACGATGCACGTTTACTTGGTTACGGTCTTGACTTTGGATATTCAAACGACCCGACAGCAATAGTTGAGGTTTACAAATGGAATGACAAAAGAATAGTAAACGAAATATGCTATCAAAAGGAATTAAGCAACTCACAAATTGCTAAAATGATACCTACTAAAATGCCAGTCTATTGTGATAGTGCGGAACCAAAATCAATAGCGGAGCTTACAAAGTTAGGAGTGAGGGCGTTCGGAGTTACAAAAGGAGCTGATAGTATTAACTTCGGTATTCAAGTTATGCAGGAGCAGGACTATTTAGTTACAAGTAAAAGTACTAATCTAATTAAAGAGCTACGAAAATATGCTTGGGACAAAGACAAAAAAACGGGTGCGAAATTAAACAAACCTATTGACGATTTTAACCATGCAATTGATGGTTTCAGATACCATGAAATGGAAACGATAGGACTCGGAAAGTCAAAAGGGAAATTAATGTTCGGATAATTAAAAAAAAAATCAAATAAATACGTTATAATAATATGGAAGTTACTATACCAACATCACTAAAAGAAATTACTTGTTTACAACTTCATAAAATTACGGAAGCTGTTAAGCTAATTGATAATGATACGCTTTTAAAAATGACTATCGTGTCAATAGTTTGCGAATTGCAACTTGACAAAGTAGTAAAGTTTTCAATGAGCGATATAAACGAAATAGCTGATAGCGTTTTGAATTTATTAAACTCAAAACCACCGATTGAACATTTTACAATTGACGGTATAAAGTTTGGTTTTATTCCAAATCTTGACACTATGCCGGGAGAAGAATTTTTAGATGCTGAAATGTATTTAAATGTAGATATATTTAAAACTATGGCTGTTTTATATCGACCGATTAAAAGAGAGAAAAACAAACTATACACAATTGAAAAATACAAAGGTAGCGATAAGTATGCCGAGATAATGCGTAAAGCCCCTGCAAGTGCCTACATAGGTGCAAAGGTTTTTTTTTCGAGTTTAACAATCGACTTATTGACAACTATCCCTCAATATACACTAAAAAATCTAACGAGTTCGGAAGTAGCTCTTTTGGAGAAAAATGGGGTTGGTATATCACAATTGATGAACTCGCTGGAGGAGATAGGCTCCGATTTAAAGAAGTTGTATCACAACTAAATATTAATGAAATTCTTACGCATATCGATTATTTAAAAGATAAGGCACAGGAAGAAAAATTTAAACAAGAAAATGCGAAACGTTATTTTAGCAGGACTTAATTTAATAGTCGGACACTTAAACGAGGATGAACGTATTAAGACTATATTTTCAGCAAATGAAGATGAGTTAGATTTCAACAAAAAGGATTTGTACCCTATGGCAAACGTTAGGGTAAATTCAAACGATTTTAATTCTAACGACGTAACTTTTGAAGTAACGGTAGTTGATCAACGTGACACGAATAAAAGAGCTATAACTAATAAGTTTAACGGAAATGATAATCGTTGGGACAATTGGAGTTTAGCTTATGACGTATTAAGAAGTATTATAAATAAAACTGAACGTTTGCAAAATGATGAAAACATTTCTTTTGTAACTAGTTCAAGCCCTATCTTAATAGATAACGCATTTGCTAACGGATTAGATGGGTATTCTGTTTTGATTACTTTGAATTTTCCTAATAGGTTATGTTAGATAGAACGGAAACAAATAGAGTACTTTCAAAGTTTACGAAATATGTCGTAAGTCAGTCACGTTCAAATTTAACACGAAAAGATAAAAATGTTAAAAGAAGGCTATATGATAGCATAAAAGGAGAGGCTACTACTTCAAAAAATAGTATAGGTATCTATTTTGAAATGGAGGAGTATGGAGCTTATCAAGATAGCGGAGTAAAAGGTAAAAGCAGTGGTAATTCATTAAGTACTTTTAAGCAGGGAGGTTTTAGATTTGGAACTGGAACGGGAAAGAAAGGCGGTCTAACGGAAGGAATTAATCAATGGGTAAAAGACAGACGTTTTCAATTTAAAGATAATGAGAGCGGAAGATTTTTAAGTTATGAACAAACAGCGTTTTTAATTACTCGAAGCATATATCAAAAAGGAATTAAAGCAACTCGATTTTTTAGTAAACCTTTTGAGGTTGGATTCGAACGTTTGCCAGATGAATTGATTGAAGCGTATGGTTTGGATGTAGAAAAATTGTTAAAAGAAACAACATTTAAGAAATGAAAAAGATATTTATTAGAAGTCCGTATTTTATCGAGGTTAATGAGGTCGGTCAAACTTCTGCAAAGATTGAGGTGTTTTTATGGAATAAAGGAACAACTGAACCAACAACTCCAAATTATACATTTAGTAAACCAATACCAAGTCCAACACAAACCAAGTTAGAATGGAATATTTCTAATTTAGCAAAGGAATTTATAAAACCAATTGCACCTGTTGTACCTACTGAACCAACAGAAGAAAGTGTAAATACATGGTGTTATATGAAAGTAGTACGATATTCAGATGATGTTGAGTTAGACGATGAAACATTTGTTTGTCTAAACGGATATACAAACTATTTAGATGGCTACAATCAAAGCACAACTGACACAATAGTCCCTCTTTTCAATACAGATATTAAAAACTACGTAAAAGATTTTGAAACTAATTACGTAAGTTTCTTTTTAGAAGTTGAATATTATGATACTTCTTACGATTATGTTGATGTGACCGAGCCAGCTATTTGGAAATTTCCAATATTGCAAGCGAATGAAAATGTAGAAGGATTTAATTTTTACGCTGAACAATTATGCGAGCCTATTTATACGCCTGTAATTTGCACTTTTATTAATCGGTTTGGAGGTTGGCAATACTTAACATTTTTTAAAGCAAATCAGCAAGCTATAGATGTAACTTCTAAAGATTATAACCTATTGCCTTCATCTATAAATTACAATACATTACAAGGTCAGAAACAACGTTTTAATTTTCAAGGTACGCAAAAGATAAAATGTAATACAGGGTGGGTGGATGAGAATTACAGCGAGTTAATTCAAGATTTACTTTTAAGTCAAGTTGTTTTATTAGATAATAAACCAACAATTGTGAAAAGTCAAAGTGCTGATATTAAAACGCATTTGAAAGATAAGAATATAAACTACGAAGTTGAGTTTGAATACAACTACGGACTAATAAACGATGTGATATAATGGTAGCACTTTACATTTATGTTGATGGAATAGCGAAACGCATTGAATTATTTGAAGATGAAAAGATTTCAGTTACTTCAAGTATTCAAAACATTAACGATATATCAAAAGTTTTTACAGATTACTCTCAATCTTTTACTATTCCTGCGAGTGCGAATAATAACGCAATCTTTAAATATTGGTATGACAATAGTATTGACAATGGATTTGACCAACGCATTAGATACGATGGGTATATTGAAATAGACACACGTACTTTTAGAGTTGGAAAGTGGCAATTAGAAAGTGCAACTATAAAAGAAAATAGAGTTGAAGATTATAAGATTACATTTTATGGGGATTTAAAAAGTTTAACTGATAAGTTCGGAGATGACAAATTAAAAGATGTTGAAACTTTAAATAATTACACAATTCAATACACAGGTGCAAATGTACAAAGCGCAATTCAATCTTTTAATGGTAACAATGTTGCATTTCCTTTAATAAGTTCGAATAGAGTTTGGCAATATGGATCTGGCTCTCAAAATATAGGCAATTCAGCTCATGCAATTGTTTACACAGAATTATTCCCAGCAGTAAAAGTTAAGAGAATATTTGATGCAATAGCTACAAAATACGCAGTTACTTTTGATGGTTCTTTTTTATCAAATGAATTGTTTACAGACGCTTATTGTTGGTTCAAAAATAAAGATGTATTTCAAAATTATACACAGCCACAAAAGATAAATTTTACGTCTAATCAAAATGATAGTTTTTTTGATATTAATTCAACTAATGATAAATTAACAGCTATTACTTTTGTTGTAGATCCTTTTTATATTAACGCTTATGCTGAATTATCAATCTTTTTTTCTTCATCTACAAATTATAATTTAAAAGTTTTTAAAGATGGTGCAGAATATACTTCAATTCAAGGAGTTAATACTTCATTTAGTTTTAGAGTTGACCAAAGTATAGGTACTGGTGTTTATGAATTTTATTTGCAAACATCTGAAAGCACTACTTATACTTATACTTTAAATACTTTCTATTTTGATTCAGAACCTGGAAGTCCAAATATTTGGCAAAATAGTTTATCGGTTAGTGGCGGTGGAACTTTATCAAGTAATTTGGATTTAACCGCTTTAGCACCTGACATTAAAGTAAGTGATTTCTTTAGCGGAATATTAAAGATGTTTAACTTAACAGCATTTAGTACGGATGGTGTTAATTTCACAATAGAGCAGTTAGAGAATTGGTATTTTTTAGGAAATATAAAAGACTATTCAGAATATTGTGTTACTGATTTTGATTATAACAGAATAAAACCATATAAGAAAATAAATTTTGAATATGAAAAATCTGAAAGTATTTTAAATAGAAACTTTGGAGATACAAATTTGCGTGAATATGGAAGTTTAAGTTCAACTTTTAATAACGATGGAAGTGAGTACACTATTAAATTACCTTTTGAAAATATATTGTTTAGTAAATTTACAGGAACCAATTTACAAGTTGCTTATTCTTTAAAAACTGATTTACAAAAATATATTCCAAAGCCTGTAATTCTTTACTTTATTAAAAATGATGCTCAAACAGTTTATTTTAATAATGGAACTACAACAGTAAACTTGAATACTATTGCAAATTTCGGACAAGACAATATTGCAAACGGACAAATAAACACTTTAAATTGGGGTGTAGAAATTTCAAGTTATTATTTGAACCCTATTAATAGGTCTTTATTTAATAATTATTATTTAGCTTACTTAACTAATCTTTATTCTTTAAAATCAAGGTTAGTAAAAGTAAAAATGCGCTTGCCTTACAATGAATTGTTAGATTTAAAGTTAAACGATAGGATAGTGATACGAGATAAGCGTTATGTGATTAATCAATACACAACTGACTTAACAACTTTTGAAAGTGATTTTGAATTGATACAAGATTTTAGAACTATAAATTTTGATAATAGCGGTTTAAGAATTATAGAAAGTACTTCGGCTTTATTAACTTTTTTTACAACTTCAAAAGAGCCATTAACTTGGAGTGTTTTAAGTGATGATGATAATATAATATTTGAAGTTTTAAGTTACGATGATAGGGTAACCGTTAAACCAAATGATAATGTTAGTGGATTACCAAAAATTGCAAGTATAATTTCTAACCAAAATGATGTAATAATAATTGAACAAAATGCTTAAACTAATTATCGAGCTATTGAAGATAGCACCAAAAGGAGAATGTGAAACGATTGATTTCGCAAAAGGTAAATACAAACTACCTGAAAATTTTAAAGAACTTAAAGACTATATGAAATGGCGATAACTAAGGTAATAGAAATTGATGTTGACGAACTTAAAGCGTTAGGTGGACTTGACAACTTAAACAAAGCGGTTGCTCAAACTGACAAAACTACTGCATCTTTAAAAACTCAAATTAAAGAAGCTACTATCGAATTGGTAAACGCTCAAAAGGAATTCGGGGACTATTCAGAGGCTGCTTTAAATGCTGCTAAAAAAGTAGCAACTTTAAAAGACCAAATTCAAGAAGCGCAAGAAACGTCTAAATTGTTTGACCCAGGAGCAAAGTTTCAAGCTGCTACAGGTGCTATCGCTGCGGGTGCGAATGCAGTGCAGGGTTATCAAGCAGCACTTGGTTTGTTAGGAGTTGAGGGAGAGGCTGCACAAGAAACACTTTTAAAAGTTCAATCCGCTATGGCACTTTCACAAAGTTTGTCAGGAATTGCGGATAGTGCTAAAGACTTCAAACGTTTAGCAGCGGTTGCACAACAATATACAATAGTTCAAAAAGCAATTACAGCGGGTCAGTGGTTATGGAATGCAGCACAAGCGGCGAATCCAATCGGCGCAATTATCGCTGCAGTTGTAGCTCTTATTGCAGCGGGTGTAGCTTTAACAAAATATTTTATAGATAATTCAGAAGCAGCAAAAGCAAATTCCGCAGCGGTTGAACAAAATAAAGTTGCTTTAGAAAGTCAGACTAAAACACTTGAAAGAAATTCGGAGCAATTCGATAAAAAGCAAAAGCAAGAACTTGCCATGGCAAAAGCAAGCGGAATGAGTGCCGAGGCTATTCGTAAATTAGAATTAAAATTAATTGATGAAAAAATAGCTTACGAGAAATCACAAAGAGCAATTGCAGAGAATACATATCAAAAGAATTTAAACACGCTTGCAAGTTTAAAAGCTGCTGGAGCTGATGAAGAAGTTATTAAAAAGCAACAAGAAACAGCAAGCGAAAGTATTAAGCAATTTAATAAACAAAATCAAGATGTAAGAAAAGCACTTGACGAAAAGAAAGACATACAAAATCGTCATTTAGTTGAAATACAAACTGCTGAAACTTCAAGTGCTAAAGAAAATGAAAAGCGTAGAAAAGAAGAAAGAGACAAAGCACGTCAAGAGCTAAGAGACCAACAGAAGAAAGACCTTGAAGAAATTAAAAAAATTCAACAAGAGGCTGTTAAGGCAAACGACGATAGCGTACTTACTGAACGTGAAAAAGAGCTTAATGATAACAAAATTAAAAACGATGCGAAATTAGCACTTTTAAAGAAATACGGAAAAGATACTGCAGAGCTTGAACTCCAAATATTAAACGAGCAAAACGATATTAATTTAAAATTTGACGAGCAAGAGCGTAATCGTAAAAAAGAGCAAGACGCTAAAGACGAAAAGGAAGCCGAAGATAAAAAGGCAAAAGACCAAGAAAAACTAATTAAGGATTTAGAGCTTAAAAAAGAGTTTGACAAATTATCTTTTGAAGAGCAAAGATCTATTTTAATGGAAAGAGAGACAGCCTTACTTAATGATGAACTTTTAACGGAAGAGCAAAGAACAACTTTAAAACAGCAATATACAGACGCAAGAATAAAGATTGACGAATTAGAAGCACAAGCTAAAGCTAAAATGGTGGCTGCTATCGGTCAAACACTTGCAACCGCATCTGAATTATTAGGAAAAAATACGGTTGCTGGTAAAGCCATGGCTATTGCTGCTACAACCGTTGACACTTTACAATCTTCAATGTCGGCATTTAAGGGAATGGTTGCGGTTATTCCAGGACCTGCTGGAATTGTTGCGGGTGGAGTTGCTGCTGCTGGAGCAATTGCAACAGGTTTGGCAACTGTTAAAAAAATAGTTTCTGTTAAAGTTCCTGGTGGTGGCGGTGGAGGTTCGGCTCCTTCAATAAGTGCGAGTTCTGTTGTTGGTGGTGGAAGTGCTGCACCGAGTTTCAATGTAGTAGGTAATGCGGGAGTTAATCAAATAGCCAATACTTTAGGAGCACAACAACCTATACAGGCTTATGTAGTAGCGAATAATGTAACTACTCAACAAAGTTTAGATAGGAATATAGTAAGTAACGCAAGTTTAGGATAACAAAAAAGCCACTCTCTCAGGTAAGTGGCTTTAATGAAAAATAACTTAAAATTTAAAAAGATGGAAAATACAAATGTAATAAATTATTTATTACTAAAAAAATATTTTATTAAACGAATTATTCCTAAATAAAAAACAATTAATAAAGGAATACCTACTAAAATATATAAAGTAAATTTCATTTTATTTAGCTTCTAAAATTGGTAAATTAGCTTCTGTAGGAATATAAATTTTATTTTTACTATTGTTCATGCCTTGAATCATTAAGTATTTTAAATACTCTGGATTTTCTTTCAATGCTTTAGATACTGCATTAATTGATTTAGCTTTTGCTTCTGCTTCTATAAGCCTTGTTTCTGCTTCTAACTTTGCACTTTCTAAATCTGCTTTTGCTTGTTCAATCTTTGCCTTTTTAGAACTTTCTGCTTTTAATAAAATTTGTTTACCTTGACTTGTTGCGTCTTTTTCTGCTTGTTCTCTTTCAAAATCATAACAAGAAAATAAAGTCAAAGACAATCCTAAAATTAATAATACTTTTTTCATAATAAATTGTTTAAAAAAATCCCCAACACTCGCTACAAATGTCAGGGATTAAATATCTTATTGTTGTAGCGAAGTACAAATGTAAAATAAAATATGTAAAATAACAATTTTTTTTCGTTAAATAATTATGGAAACGTATGTAGTAAAATTCAATCCCAATAAAAACAAAGGCGTTTACGCTATTAGTTTGGTTAATGACCCAGCAATAGAAGAGTATTTTGTGCAAATGTCAAAGGAATATGAAGTAAAATTAGCAGAAATAGACAAAGATAAACGCTTGTTTATGACTCCTGTACTTATTCCAAACCAAAAAATACTACGATTAGACAGCAATGGCAATGCTTTTAATATAGTTTTTGAAGCTGAAACGATAAGATTAGCACAACAAAACTTTCAAAAGCAAGGTTTTCAAAATGAAAGCACGTTAGAACACGACATTAATCTAAAATTAGATGGTGTTTCTTTTGTTGAAAGCTGGATAAAAGATGATGAGGTTCACGATAAATCAGTAATGAAAGGATTTAATCAACCTATTGGCACGTGGTTTACTATTTTTAGAGTTGATGATGATGAGGTTATGGCTAAAATAGAAGCGGGAGAAATCAAAGGCGTATCAATTGATGGTGCTTTTGAGTTAGAAGAGAATGTAAATTTAAAAACAGATATGACAATTGAAACTATTTTAACAGCGATTAAAGAGGGCTTTGCCTCTCTTAATCAAACACAGGTTAAGTTAGGAAAACAAATGACTATCGACGACCAAACAATGTTCTTTGAGGGCGATGCTTTGGCAGTTGATACAATGGTTTTCGCTAATGAAGAAATGACCGAAGCCTTTGCAGATGGCACTTACGAAATCGAAGGTTTTACAGTGGTTATTGCAGAAGGTAAAATTTCAGAACTTACCGAAAAGGTAGAAGAAGAAATGGCTAAAGAAGAAGAAAAAGTTGAAATGGCTGATGACTCGGTCGAAGCTAAAGTAAACGAAATTATGCAGGCTTATGTAGGCGAAATTGCCAAAGCTGTAGCTGCACAATTAGCGGACTTCAAAACTGAAATGAAAAAAGAAGAAGCGGAAGTTATTTTGACTAAAGCGGCTCCAATTCATACAGAGGTTGCAGAGCCTAAAAACTTGCAAGAGAAATTTTTATTAGAATTACAAAAACAAAATTAATATGGCTACTACAGTAACAGTAGGTTCAAACTACAATGGTAAAGTTGCAGGAGGTTTATTCCTGAAAGCGTGGAAAGAAGCGGACACGTTAAAAAACAATTTAGTAACAATTTATCCAAATGTAAACTCTAAACTTTCTTTAAGAAAATTAGAAACTACAAATGGAAGAAGAGAGTACACTTGCGGACACACTCCAGCGGGTTCAATTACTTTAGCTGAGAAATCAATCACTCCAACAAAATTCAAAGATGATTGGGATTTATGTAAAGAAACTTTTAGAGCTACTTGGACTGCTGACGAAATGGGGGCAAGTGCTGCTAACGATGTATTCCCTAAAGAAATTTTAGATGGAATTATCGCTTCTAAATTAGCAAACGAAGCATCTTATACAGATGACAACATTTGGCAAGGTGTAGACGCTACAAATGGTTATGATGGTTTCTTAACTCAATTTGCTGCTGATACAAATATTATCACAGTTGATGGAGAGGCTATCGACAAAACAAATGTTATTGCTGAATTAGAAAAAGCGGTTGCTGCTATTCCTGTTGCATTAAGAAGAAAAACTTTAAACGTTATGGTTTCGCCTGATGTTGCACAAGCGTATAACTTCTATTTAATCGACAAAGGAACTACTAACGGATTAGGTGGAAACGCTAATACTGAATTAGTATTTGGAAAACATAGATTAGTTGAAGTGGGAGGTTTACCAGAAGCTACTATTGTAATCGCTGAAACAGGAAATTTAGGATTTGTTACAGGTGCTTTAGAAGACCACAATTCAATTCAAGTAGTTGACGAGGATGCTATCGGTTTATTAACTGGTAAAGTAAGAGGTACTATGGTTTATAACGTTGGAGTAATCTACGTTTATGCGCCTGAAATTGTATGGTACAGAATTCCTGAAGCATAATATTAACATAAAGGCTCGTTAATTCGAGCCTTTTTAAAAACATATACAATATGAGTTGTGATTTTATTACAAAAGGAAAAAAAGTAGCGTGTTTAGGTGCGGTTGCTGGTGTGAAAAATATATTTATTGGTTTATATGCTGACTATGGAATAACTGCAACTGCTCAAGTTGTGGCGTCTTTAGGCACGTTAGACGAAACTTTTAAATATGAGTTTTCAAGTAACACGCAAGGATTAACAGAAACTCCTAATATAAATTGGGATAATGGTAGTAAATTCGTTTCTCAGGTTTTAGTTGGTAATTTACCAATATTAGACCCTGAAACGCAAGAAGAGCTGTCATTAATGATGAGAAATAGATTAGTTATTTTTGTTGAAGATTATAACGGAAACATCAAATTGATGGGTTATAAAAATTCAGTAAAAGCAACTAATGGTAGTGCAGTAACAGGACTTGCAAAAGGGGATTTAAACGGATTTACATTTGAGTTCACAGCAGAAGACCCTGACTTTGCACCATTCTTAAGTTCAACTGCTAAAACAGCGTTATTAGCAACGGTTCAAAATTCATACATCGGAGAAACTCCAGAGGTTTAATTTTATCTTCCATTTTTTTTTAAAGCCTACTATTAATTTAGTAGGCTTTTTTTTTATGTAAAAAAAACAAAGTAATACGTTATTAAAGTATGGACTATTTTATTACTTCAAGCGAAACGCATAATTTAAGATTTTTACATAGGACTTTCGAGCCTATTGTAACACTTACTTTATGGCACGAACTTACAAATACTAAAAGCGTTTTAACAGGTTTAGAATGTGAGTTAGTAGATGGTTATAGCATCACTTCATTTGATTATAATTTTGTTTTAAATGGAACGTATACGCTTGAAATAACATACAATAGTACATTAATATACAGAAGCAAAGCGAAAGCAATATGAAAATAGAAGTATTAAAATTAGCAAAGGAATATGTAAGACCCGAAATCAAAGAAAGTCCGAATAAAGACTTTGTTATGAATGGGGAAAATAACCAAATGTATAAAGATATTATAGCGAGCTATTACGGAAGTCCTACAAACTCAGCTATTATCGATTCATACGCACGTTATATTTATGGATTAGGTTTAAACATCCAACAAAAATTTATATCTAAAACGGATTTAAGAAAGGTTTGTTTTGATATGGTTTTGTTTGGAGAAGCATCTTTCGAAGTAACTCCAAAAGGTAATCTTTACCACATTGAAAAGAATAAGTTGTTACCAAACAAAGCCGAAGACGGAGAAATAAAATCTTATTGGTTTTGTTTTGATTGGGATAATCAACAAAAATACCCACCTAAACAAATACCGACTTATGGATTTGGTAAAAAAACAGAAAATCAAGTCTTTGTTATTAAGTCAAATCAAGTAGGACAATTCTATTTCGGTAATCCTTCTTATATTTCAGCGTTACCATATTGTGAAGTAGAAAGTGAATTGGCGAATTACTACGTTAACCATATTAAAAACGGAATGAGTTTCGGCCATGTTATAAACGTGAATGGTGGCAAGCCTGAAAGTGAGGAAGATTTAAACAAATTTAGTCGACAAATACGTAACCAATTAACAGGTAGTACAAACGCGGGTAAATTTTTATTATCTTTTAATGATAATAAAGAAAGTGAAACTACAATTTCGGCTTTGCAAGTAAGCGACGCACACAAACAATATGACTTCTTAACGCAAGAGTCACAGAATAAAATATGTATTGCTCATAAAGTTGTATCTGGTGCTATTTTAGGAATTACAAAAAGTACTGGATTCAGTTCCAACGCAGAAGAAATTGAAACCGCTTTTAATGAAACCTATTTAAACGTTATACAACCTATTCAAGAAAGTATTTTAGATGCTATTGAGTTTGTGAAAGGGTTAAGCGGTTTGGAATTTGTTAATTTAAGAGAAGAAGAAGTAAAACAAGTTGAAGGAGTGCCTACAGATACAGCAGTAGCAAGTGAGGATTTAATTAAGAAAGAAGCAAGTTACAACGGAGCGCAAATTTCGAGTTCATTAGATATTATGCAAGCGGTAAAAGATGGCGTTTTAACTATTGACCAAGCTATTACATTCTTAATTCAAATGTTACAATTTGAACCAGCGGTTGCAAAGGCTTTATTTAGTGGTAATTCAGCAAGTGAAATAACAATGTCAAAAGAGAAACACGTTTGTTTAGCTGAAAAAAAAAATAAAAAAAAAAGTGAAA